TTACCTGAAGGACAAGGAATCCCAGTTAACACTAAATAACTTTCAGTTTATTAACAATTATGAAGTTTACAGTTTATTCAAAAGACGGTTGCCCATATTGCACAAAAGTCCAACAGGTGCTAGAGTTAGCAGGTCTTCAGCACGTAGTTTACAAACTTGGAGTAGATTTTAATCGTGAAGAATTCTATGCAGAATTTGGAGACGGGTCTACTTTTCCTCAAGTAATCGTTGATGATAAACACATCGGCGGTTGTTCAGATACAGTTCAATATCTACAGGAGCAAAAACTAGTTTAATGGATACTAATATTCACGAAGTTTATAATGATGTAGAAAAAGCAATTGACTATGCTTTTAATGGACAATTTGTTTTAAAATTTTATGATTATCTAAAAGTTCGTGGAACAAAAAGAGTTGAGGTTGAAGAGTTTATTGAGAGTTCAACTGCAAGTGAATTAAATAATCTTGTAATGGATCTTGATGATTATCTTGAAGGTGGTTCAGATGAAATGCATAAACAACTTCGTGAAGGTTATGGACACATTCCAAAACCTCAAGCAAGAAAAATTAGAAATTACCTTTATGGTATACTAGAGGATGCCTGGAAATATAGTCATGACAAACGACCAGGAAGGCGGAAAAAGAAAACTAAATAGAAATGAACCCCAGATTAATCGGGGTGTTGAGTTATTACTACGCAATAGGAGGAGAAAATCTGAAAAACCAAAAACTTTTCAAGTGAAGTTTGGTAAGATGATTTCTCTCTTCCGAAGAGAATTTCATTTCTTTATCGACTTTCACTTTGATATAAGGAAAAAGTAAATTCTCTGGAGAAAACAAATGCTAGCAGTAACTCTAACCATAGGAACATTGGTTTCAATCATGTTCTTTTTTGTAGGAGGAGTAGTAGGATGGTTAGCGAAAGAACACTTCTACCAAACTCAACCAGTGTATACGCACCCAGAGATGTTTGATTCAAATGGGAATGTAATACCCGACGAAATTTTAGCAGTGAGATTTGAAAACGATTATGGCTACGACTACGACGACGAAGAAGAAGACGACGATTGAAAAACCAATTGAAACTCTTCCTACAAATCCTTTTGTATTTGAAATTTTAGAACTTGCTTCTAAACAAAGGACAAGCGCAAAAAAAGTTGAAGTTCTAAAAACTTATGAGCATGATTCTATTAAAACCATTTTTCTGTGGAACTTTGATGAATCTGTAATTAGTCTTCTTCCAGAAGGTGATGTTCCTTATGGAGATGTAAAAGAACAGAATGTTTACTCGGGAACTCTTTCCGAAAATCTAAAGAGAGAATCTTTGGGTGGAGAATCTGCAACAGGTCAAGACTTAAATGGTAGAGGCCGTACTTCTCTTCGCAGAGAGTATCAAAACCTCTACCATTATGTTCAGGGTGGAAATAACACTCTTACAACTATTCGTCGTGAGATGATGTTTATTAATCTTCTTCAAGGTCTTCATCCAAAAGAAGCAGAAGTATTAATTCTTACAAAGGATAAAAAACTTACTGATAAATACAAAATAACATTGGACAATGTTAAGCAAGCATACCCCGATATTCGTTGGGGAGGTCGCTCATGACAATTGTTGTAGACTCGGAGAAAGATATGGCAGATCAAGGAAGAGAAATTCGAAATATTCTGCCTGATAGTTATGGTTGTGATATCTTACTTCAAGATACTACTTTAGATAAAGTAAAAGATCCTTCTTTCCCAAATGATGCTTATTTGATTTGGTATAATAATGATGGAACTGAACGAATTGATTTGGTGAGAGGATCCAGAGTTCGTATCTTTGATATGTACTATGACAAATATGGTCCTGGAGCGGTTCAAAAAATTGATTTTGGATATGGACGCACTAACCCTAAACTGTGGGGATATAAACAACCAGAGAAGAAGAAAAAAAGATGAGTGACGGTTTTAGTGAAGAAAAGATAGAAGTTCAAATTTACAAAGATGAAGTAAAAAAACTTCTAAAACAATATAAAAAAATTAAAAAATATCAAAGATCTACAATATTTGAAGTTAAAACTATGGATGGAACTGAAACATATATCAGTGAATTGCTAAAAGATGTTCAGGAGAATCCGTGACAGATGGGAAAACATTATCTCCTTAACTTGTATGGATGCTCGTTTGTCCTTTTGGACGACGAGCGTTGTCTTATAGATTTACTAGAAAACGCTGCAGTTGCTAGTGGTGCTACAGTGGTTCAAACCATATCAAAAAAGTTTGAACCCCAAGGCGTCACTGTAATTTGCATGTTATCAGAAAGTCATATTAGTATTCACACTTGGCCTGAGGAAGGTAAAGCAGCAGTAGATGTTTATACCTGTGGCGATTGTAATCCTAAGATTGGATGTGATATTATCATTCAACAACTTTTTGCTCAGAATCATACTCTGAGTTATATTGAGCGTTAACTAAATACACTATATCTGGAGAATTCTATGCTCTCTACTCAATATCGTTTGCGCCTAGAAGCAATCTGCGAACGAATTGTCACAGGCGAATCAGTAGAGTTAAGTGAAATGATTTGGGCAGAAAAACTTGCCAAATCAAATCGTTCTGCTGCAACTATTTTGAGGCAGGCAAGACGACGTGCTGCAAGTCCTGATATGACTGAAGATAGTCTTGATGGATTTATGAATGCTTTGGATCTTGGAGATCCTGATCCATCAAATCATCGTACAGGATTTAATGGAGCTGATGATATTATTGATTTCTTCACTGGAGATAAACCAGACGATTGGAGACAGAGAGATTAAGAAATAATAAAATGGTATTACATTTTACAAACTTACTTGTATAACTAGGTTGATGGGTCTATAATGACCTTACGTTCATCCCTCAAGGGACGCAAGTAGGACGGCGGAACGGATCGTTCATCCTTAATAGGACGCAAACCGCCCAAAGGAACGGGAATTAAAACTCTCATTCTGGAGGAAACCCCAATGTCTAAATTAGTTTATCGTGGTGTTGAGTATGATACCGAAAAGCGTATCGCATATCAACAACAGATGATGCAGCAACCCCAACAATACAACGAAACCTATCGTGGTGTTAAGTTTGTAAAGGAGGGTCACAAATGAAGAAACTTAATGTACTTCAACTGATTAAAGAACAAAAGCAAAAAGAAACTCGTCGTCACCAAGCATCTATTGCACAACTTGTTGGTAAGAAGTGATGCAACATTACCATTACCATCATGATGATATGGATAGGGACAATAGACCACCTGCTTGTTATCTTTTAACATATCGTGGGTGTCGTTATTGGTCTTGTTATCAAGTTCATCTGGTGGAATGGTTTGAAAGAATATTTAAGTCGGAGGGGTCTTGACACCCCTCTTTTTTTTAACTATAATACCTTTGTTGAGGTTCAATGAGATGGACAAAGAAAAGCTTAAGTTAATCATAAGGAACTTAGAATCTCTTGTTGACTGTTTGAAGTCGGAAGTGTATTCTGATACAGGTTCTTACCTAAACTATGAGGAAGTTGCTCCTCATCTTGCTGACTACGATGAAATCTTTGAGGATAGTGATTTAGATGACTATTGAAAAAACAGAATTTGAGTTTATGAAACCAGAAGTAAAACTCATTAGTGTTACTCCAGATGCAGAAAAGCATATGGCTTACTGTGCACGAGTGAGTAATCCTGCAAATCAAGAGAATGAAAAGTTCTCTGGATTGCTCAAGTATTGTATTCAACATCAACACTGGAGTATCTTTGAGCAAGCAACGATGACTGTAGAGATTAATACTACTCGTGGAATTGCCGCTCAGATTTTGCGTCATAGGTCCTTCACATATCAAGAGTTTTCACAACGATATGCTGATACGAATCTTCTGAATAAGACCATTCCTCTTCCCGAACTTCGTCGTCAGGATGATAAGAATCGTCAGAACTCAATTGATGATATTCCTGATTATTTGAAACTGACTCTGACTGAAGACATTCGTATTCATTTTGAGCATGGTCTGAGACTCTATAACCGTCTTCTGGAGAAAGGTGTGGCAAAGGAGTGTGCAAGGTTTGTACTCCCCTTGGCAACCCCCACAAGACTCTACATGACCGGTTCAATAAGGTCATGGGTACATTATATTGATCTTCGTTCTTCGCATGGAACACAAAAGGAACACATGGAAATTGCAGAACTTGTTCGTTGCATCTTTACTTGCCAATTCCCTGCTGTATCTGAAGCACTTGGTTGGACTCGTGAAGGATGCTCTGAGTGTAATGATGCGCCATCTATTACTATCGAATAAATATCCCTATACATTATTCTTAACTATGCCAGTATATCCAGTTAAAAATTTAAAGACAGGTGAGACTCAAGAACTTGTCATGACAGTTGCTGTCTATGAGCAGTGGAGAAAAGATAATCCAGATTGGGACAAAGATTGGTCTCAAGGATGTGCTGGAGTTGGTGAGGTAGGTGAATGGCAAGAAAAGCTTGTCAAGAAAAATCCAGGATGGAATGAAGTTCTTCGTAAAGCTTCAAAAATGCCTGGTGCAACAGTAAAACCATTTAGTTGATTCATGGCACGTAAAAGAGCACCGAATCCTGTACCATTTGGAATGAGCAATAGACAGATGAAACGTAAGAAGCCAATTAATCTTGATATAATGAAGACGATTGAGCCTCTGACAGACAATCAAGAGACACTCTTCAAACAATATAAACTTGATCAGAATGTTGTAGCTTACGGTGCTGCTGGTACTGGTAAGACGTTCATCACACTCTATAATGCTCTACGTGATGTTCTTGATGAGAAGACTCCTTATGAGAAAATCTATCTTGTCCGTTCTCTTGTAGCTACTCGTGAGATTGGATTCTTACCTGGAGATCATGAGGACAAATCAAGTCTTTACCAGATTCCTTATAAGAACATGGTAAAGTACATGTTCGAAATGCCAGACGATTCCGCATTTGAAATGCTTTATGGAAATCTTAAAACTCAAGGCACGATTAGTTTTTGGAGTACTTCTTTTATTCGGGGAACTACTCTGGATAATGCTATCATTATCGTAGACGAATTCCAGAACTTGAACTTTCACGAACTTGATAGTATTATCACTCGTGTCGGTGAGAACTCTAAGATTATGTTCTGTGGTGATGCCACTCAGTCTGACCTTGTGAAAACAAACGAACGTAATGGTATTGTTGACTTCATGAGAATTCTGAGAGTGATGCCTTCGATGTCCATGATTGAGTTTGGTATAGAGGATATTGTTCGTTCAGGTTTGTGTAAGGAATATCTTGTTGCTAAAATGGAATTGAATCTCTGATGTTTAATCATGTTGAATTGAATCTTCCTTCTCTTGAGAGGGAAATGATTGATGGAGTTCGTTATTATAAAGTAGGTGATAAAGATGAACTACAAAAGTTTGTTTCTATCACCTCGGTAATTAGTCATTTTAATAAAGAAAAGTTTGCCTCTTGGAGACAGAGAGTTGGAAATGAAGAGGCAGATAAAATTACTCGAAAGGCAACGAGTCGTGGAACAGATCTTCATACACTTGTTGAGGATTACTTACATAATCGGAATTTATCCGATGTTCAACCTATTTCAGAACATCTCTTTAAGATTGCCAAACCCACTCTCAATCGTATAAATAACATCTATACCCTTGAAGGTTCTCTTTATAGTCAATACTTAGGTGTTGCTGGTACTGTAGACTGTATTGCTGAGTTTGATGGAGAACTATCAATCATCGATTTTAAAACTTCCAAACAACCAAAACCTAGGGATTGGATTGATGGATACTTCGTTCAGTGTTGTGCATATGCATGTATGCTTCATGAACTTACAGGACTGTCTGTAAAGAAGTTTGTGATTATCATGACCTGTGAGAATGGAGAAGTAGAAGTCTACGAAGAATACGACAAAACAAAATACATCAGACTGCTTACACAATACATCAAGAAATTTGTTAACGATAAACTCGAACAGGTTTCTTGACTTTATAGTTTTATGTGTTAGAATGAACAAAAGTTGAGGAAAAAGATTGTACATCACTGTGTTAGGTCAAATGGAGAATGAATTAGAAAAAGCATTAGAGAATAAGTTTTTCTGTCCTTCTCGATTTGCCCAAGAGATCGAGAATCTTGTACAACATAATGAGGATATGAGTTATATTGATGCTATCGTTCACTTTTGTGAGAAGAATAGTATCGATGTTGAGTCTGTTCCGAAACTTATTTCCAAACCACTAAAAGAAAAGATTAAGTATGAGGCTATGGAGTTGAACTTCCTTAAGAAGACCTCCCGTGCCAGATTGGTCTTTTAATTCCATTTTAGGGGGAAAAATTTTCCCGGTAAAAATCCCTATATTACTTTTTTTGAATGGTGCCTTTTGATACTTATAAGACTTACCTTGCCCTGAAGAGTCACTTTACGAAAGACTCTTACGATTATCACAAGTATCAAGGTAAAAGTCGAGCATCTCTTCAGTCCTTTTACAAGAGGAAGGATCGTTATTGGTTTGAAAAACTATCACGTCAGAAAGAAGACAAAGAAGTGATAGATTTTTTCGTAGCAAACTTTGTAAGTTGTACTGATCCTCAAAATGCTTGGATTGGAGATATGATTAAAGAAGGAGAATCACGATATAAGTCCTGGCAAAAAAGAATACAATCTTTATCCTACTTGTTTAAAGAAGAATCTGAACAATTATTTGAAGATAAATTTGAAGAAGTTTTTGACTGTTCTAAGGGTCATCCGCCCCTTTTAAAGATGTTCCTGGTCGGGAAAATTAGTATAGAAACACTAGTCATCTATGATAGAATATTCCTGTTCGGGAAAGATTTTGATAACAAACTAAAAGATCCTGTGTGGGAAACCGTAAGTTTAAAAATGAAAAAATATTCTCCGTTCCTACATATAGATGTATTCCATTATAAGAAAATACTCAAGCAGATTGTTGGAGGAACATGAGTTTTTTTGATTCAGATCTTGTTCGTGCTGAGATGGCCGAAATCTCAACATTACAAGAAGATGTATACAGAAATGTATTTGAATTTCCTCGTATGAATAAAGAGGAAAAGTTGTTTCATGTTTCTCTTCTGGAAAAACTGTTAAACAAACAACAGATTCTTTATACTCGTTTGAAACTTTCTGATGATCCTGAGGCAATTAAGATGAAAGAAAGAATCAAAGAGTCTGCTCAGATGATGGGTCTCCCTCCTCATGTTGATATGAATGTCATTTTTAACAACATGACACAACTGCTGGAGACCATGAAGGAACGTATTGACAAGACAGGTTCCGACCTGTAGACTGATGGGGTACACAAAGGCCAAATCCAAACAATCCGAGGTATACAAATGTCTTTTGAAAATCTAAAAAAACAATCCAAACTTGGTTCTCTCACTGAGAAACTGGTGAAGGAAGTAGAAAAAATGAACACTGGTTCTGGTGGTGCTGATGAACGTTTCTGGAAACCAGAAATGGATAAGACTGGTGTTGGTTCTGCCATTATCCGTTTCCTTCCTGCACCCGAAGGTGAAGAACTCCCCTGGGTTAAGATGTATGCACATGCCTTCCAAGGTCCT